ATGTGCCGGGGGGCGGGGTACTGTGACTGACAATGTGGACGGCGTTTAGGACGGCAATGATAGCGATATTGATTGTTGTACCGCTGGTGATCGTGGTGGTTGGCGGCGCGCTCGTGGCCTGGGATTGCAGGCGGAACGCGTGAGCGAGCCGATCACCTGGACGAACGAACGGCGCAAGCTGCGCGATCTCGTGCCGTGGGACCATAACCCACGCGAGATCAACAAGCGCGAGGCCGAGCGGCTGGGCGAGAGCTTGGCAGAGTTCGGGCAGATTCAGACTATCGCCATTGGGCCGGGCAATGAGGTCTACGACGGGCACCAGCGCAAGCTCGTGTGGTCCGTCTTGCCGTCGTTCGGCCCGGATTACGAGGTGGACGTGCGCGTGGCGTCGCGTGCGCTGACGGAACGCGAGCGGCAAAAGCTGGTGGTGTACTTGCACAAAGGCGCGACGGGCGATTGGGACTGGGACGAGTTGGCGAACTCGTTTGAGATGTCCGACCTACTCGAATGGGGATTCGAGGAGGGGGAGCTGGTGGGGTGGGTGGCGCCAGACGTGGAGTTCCAAGAGTACGACGAATCCATAGCCGATGACGTGGAATACATTACCTGTCCAGAGTGTGGGCACAAATGGCCCAAGTAGACTATAAGGCCATTCTGGACGAGGCGTGGCAGCAGCATCTTGCACCGAGAGAACCGGACGCGCCGACGGTGATCAGCACGTTTGCCGGTTGCGGCGGTTCGTCGCTCGGCTACTCAATGGCTGGATACCGTGAACTGCTGGCAGTTGAGTGGGATGACAACGCGGTCGCTACGTTCAAGCTAAACTTTTCGGGTGTGCCCGTCTATCACGGCGACATTCGCAAGTTGGCGGTGGACAAGTGCTTGGAACTGGCGGGCATTGAACCTGGCGAGTTAGACGTACTCGACGGTTCGCCGCCATGTCAGGGGTTCAGCACAGCAGGCAAGCGCAAGCTGGGCGACGAACGCAATCAGCTATACCTTGAGTTCGTGCGCTTGCTGCGCGGCTTACAGCCTCGTGCATTTGTGATGGAGAACGTGAGCGGGCTGGTCAAGGGCAAGATGAAACTCGTGTTCGCCGACATTATGCGCGAGCTAAAGGCCAGCGGGTACAAGGTAAGTTGTCGGCTGATGAATGCGATGTACTTTCAAGTGCCGCAGTCGAGAGAGCGGTTGATCTTTGTGGGCGTGCGTGAGGATTTGGGAGTGGAGCCGGGGCATCCGAGGGCGCAATTCGTGCCCATCTGTGCATTGTGCGCAATTCGAGACACAACAGATCGCGTCAAGAATCCGAGCAAGATTCGCAAGTTCAACTTGGCGCGACGACGGCTTGTTCATCACAAGCCATCGCCAACACTGACAAACAATTCAGAGGTGCCCGGCAGTGTTGCGCCATTTGACGACAATGACGTGCGCATTGGTTCAGAGCGAGCGGCCGTGATTGGTTCGTTTCCCGCGTCGTTCACATTTGCGGGTGATTGGCAGATGAAGGTCAATCGCATCGGCAACAGCGTCCCGCCGCTCTTTATGCGAGCGATAGCGCGACACGTCAGGCAGACCGTGCTTGAACCGCAACGGGTGACGGGGTGACGCGAAAACTGACAAAGGGGTAAGGGGTGCCAACCTACACCGCCAAACAATTTATAGCAGCGATGCCCGGAACCGGCGGCGTGGTCTCCCACCTTGCCGATATTGTCGGTTGTAGCTGGCACACGGCGCGCAAGTTTATCGACAACTATGCGACGGTCAAGCAGGCGTGGGAGAGCGAGCGCAACAAGATCACCGACCGGGCGCGGCATAACATCATCAAGTCGATTCAGGCCGGCGACCTGCAGATGTCCAAGTGGTGGTTACAGGTGATGGATGACGAGTTTGCCGAACGCCGCAACGTGCGCCTAGAGGGCACCGGCGAGGGCGGGGCGCTCCTCATTCGCTACGTCAACGATTGGCGCTCACCGTCTGTGGACCTGGATGAGTGACCGAGATTCTCCTGCCCTACCCGCACACCGGGCAAATCGCCGTCCGGCAACAGGCGCAGCGGTTCAACTGGTTGGCAGCCGGTCGGCGCTGGCGCAAGACGACGCTCGGTATGCCGATGGCGGTCGAGGCCGCGATTCGAGGCCAGCACGTGATCTGGGGCGCGCCGACGTTCGACCAAGTGCGGATCTGCTGGAACGAGATGAAGCACGGCGTGGGCACGAGCGCGCATTTTACGCAGCAGCGAATGACGGCAGAGTTCCCCACCGGCGGGGTCGTGATCTTTCGCAGCCTGGACGATCCCGACAACGCGCGCGGGCATACCGCCGACGGCGTGATTATGGACGAGGTACAGAAATGCAAGCCGGCGGCGTGGTACGAGGTACTGCGCCCGGTGCTGATCGACACTGGCGGCTGGGCGTGGGGGATGGGCACGCCGAGCGGGCGGAACTGGTTCTGGAAAGAGCACAATCTCGCAGCCGACCGCGCCGATTCGATGGCGTGGCAGATACCGACGCTGGGCGTCGAGATCGTAGACAACCAACTGGTACGCAAGCCGCACCCGCTGGAGAACCCAGAGATACCGTTCGCCGAGATCGAGCACCTATTCCTGACACTGCCCCGGCGGGTGTTCCGGCAGGAAGTGCTCGCCGAGTTCCTGGAGGGCGAAGGCGCGGTGTTTCGCAATATCACTGCCTGCTGTACGCTCGAACCGTCTACGCCAGCCGAGCACGAGGGCCACGAGATCGTAATGGGCGTGGACTGGGGCAAAACGTCCGACTATACCGTGCTCAGCCTGGGGTGTAGGAACTGCAAGCAGGAAGTGGCGCTGGATCGCTTCCAAGGTGTGAGTTACCGACTGGCCCGGCAGCGGTTGGGGGTGCTGGCGGAGCAGTGGCACGTATACGACATTCTGGCCGAGAGCAACGCGATGGGCGAGCCGGTCATTGACGAGATGCAATACGACGGTCTCCCGGTGCGCGGGTTTCAGACGACGGCAGGCAGCAAGCCGCCGCTGATCGAGAATCTGGCCTTGACGTTGGAGCGGGAAGAGGTGCACTTTTTGACGGACCCTGTTGCGAAGGCCGAGCTTGAGGCATACGAGATGAAAACGAGCGCCACGACCGGCAGGCCGACGTACAGCGCGCCGGAAGGTGTACACGACGACACGGTGATCGCGCGGGCGCTGATGTGCCAGGCGCTACAGCTACGCGGGAACTGGATAACGCTACTATGACGCAACTGACCGATGCCGAGGTCGCCAAGCGGGCATTTCTAAGGGTGGTGTTAAGTGGGCGGCGTGACCATCCGTGGATAGGCTGTGCAGAACTCGGAAATGTGCTGTTGACGTTCATCTCGCCAAGCACTACACCTTATATGCGCGACTTTGGAGCGCGATTGCCACAGCTACTACGGGAACGTGAGACGAGCGAATGAGACGACCATATACCAGAGGCAAGGCGACACTCACCGGGGGCGTACTGGGCGCAAAAGCCGTGTCCTTACAGGACGTGGACAATTTCCTGGACTGGCTGGTAGACGAGGGCGACGGCGACAGCGCCAAAGACCTGTACAGCGCCGTGGCGTGGGTGTTCTGGTGCGTCAACCGTCGCGCAAATGCCGTCGCGGGAATGCCGTACTATGTGTTTCCGATGGAACTGGACGAGAACGAAGAAGACCAGGAGAAGGCGACCGAGTTTGGGATAGACCTGCGGACAACGCTCTGGCAGGTCGAGGCGTGGATCGCGCTCAAAGGCGCGGCGTATGTGCTCAAGCACTGGGAAAGCAAGCGCGGTCGCCGGCGCGATCTTGGCAACGGGTACGCAGAAGTGGAGGGCAGCAGCGTACTTGAGGACTTGCAAGTGCTCAACGCGTACACAATGAGCGTGAAAACCTGGGATGACCGGGGCAAGCCCTTAACATTTGAGCAGAAGGTCGGCAACCAGCGGCGCATATTCAGCGCCGACGAGATCGTGTACTTTCGCACGTTCGACCCATCTAACGACGTGCGCGAGGGCGTGGCGGCTGCGGACGTGGGCAAGACGCCGAGCAAGCTCGTCAAGTCGGCCAATGCCTGGGCAACCGCCTTTTTCGAGAATGGCGCGATCCCGGCGGTGCTGCTCACGACCGACAGCGCCGTGCCTCCGGCCGAGAAGGAGCGCATCGAGGGCGTCTGGAACAAGATGCTGGCGGGCGCCCAGCGTGCGTGGAAAACGCTTGTCCTAGAGCGTGGCCTGACGCCGACCGTCATCCAGCCGCCGATTGGCGACCTGGCAATGCCGGACCTGGAGCGCACGAAGCGGGATCAAATTCTCGCCTCGTTCCTGCTGCCGCCCGGACTGGCCGAGGCGAAAACGAACCGCGCCGAACGGGACGCGCTCAAGGCTGAGGCATACGAAGAGTGCTACATCGGCCAGTGCGAAACGTGGATCGAACCGGCGCTGAACGAGCAGCTATTCAATGCGCTGGGCCTGCGCCTGTCGTTCCAGTACGGGCAGATCGAGGTGCTACAGGCGCGGGAGCTAGAAAAGGCTGAGGCGTCCGCGTTCACGGTCTCGATTATGAAGGCGGCTTACGAGTCGAACGTGGTGAGCGTGGACGAATATCGATCTTGGATTGACCAGATCGGTCAATGGTCGAATATGCCACCGTTGGATGAGAATTTCGAGCCGGAGGAGCGCACGCCGCCACAGTTGGCACCGTTCACAGGCGAGGGCGAAGAGCCGCCCGAACAGGGCGACGGGGGCGGGGATGGTGGGCCGGGTGAGCCAACGCCGCCGGACGAACTGATTGAGCAGCGAATGTCGAAGGCGCTGCTCGACGACCTGAGCAAGTGGGAGCGCAATGCGATCTCGCGCATTAAAGAGGGCTACCCGCTCAAGTCGCTAGAGTTCAAGAGTGAGGCGATCCCGCCAGCAATGCACCGGATGATCGTGCACAGCTTGGAGCACGCCGTCACGCTGGGC